ATCACAAATCGTAGAATTATCTAAAAAACCTGCAACTAAACCAGTAGAGGTTTCTAAATTCAACGAAACAAAAATAAACACTAAACCTTATGCTAATATGAATAGCAAAGAAAGGTTTTATTATAACTTAAATAAATAATAATTAAATAATAACAAAATGAGTTTTTCAATAACATCAAATTATTCAGGCGACCACGCAGGTCAGTATATTGGCGCAGCGTTAAAGTCAGCTAAATCTTTAGAGTTTTTGACTGTACTAGAAAATGTAAAGTTCAAAAGAAACATAACTAAAGTTGCTACTTCAGGACTTATTGCAGATGCTACTTGTGACTTCACTGACGCAGGTACACTTACTTTGACTGAAAGAGTATTAACACCAAAACAATTACAAATCAACGTAGACCTTTGTAAAAAAGACCTATTAGCAGACTGGCAAGCAGCACAAATGCAAGCAGGTAGACACAACGACGGAATGTCTGACGACTTTGCAGCGTTTGTAATGTCTTACCTTTCATCAACTATTGCAGATTCAGTAGAGACTAGCATTTGGAATGGACTTGACGCTAACGCAGGTGAGTTTACAGGATTTATGAACGCAGCAAACGGACACTTTGAGAATGACACTGCTATCGTAGAAGCAGACAATTCAGGTGGAGCAGGCACAGCATTTACAAATGGTAACATTGACGAAAACCTAGAAACACTTGTAGATGCAATACCTTCAGCAGTTTACACTAAAGAGGACTTATATATCTATATGTCAGTAGCGTCTTACAGACTTTACTTAGCTAACCAAGCAGCAGCAGGTTACGAAAGACTATACAATATGGGTGACGGTTTTAAGCCAATGTTTAACGGTATTAAAATCGCAGTTTGTCCAGGTATGGTAGATAACAAAATGTGTGCAGCTCAAGCATCTAACTTATTCTTTGGTACAGACTTAGTTTCTGACCACACAGAAATTAAAATGTTAGATATGGGTGACTTAGACGGTTCTGACAACATCAGAGTAGTAGCTAAGTTTACAGGTGGTACGCAACACGCACAAGGTGGCGATATAGTAAGATTAGACTAATAATTAACTTGCAGTAAGAGAGGGTGTCAAAACCCTCTTAAACTGCCTTAAAACAATAAATATGGCTTGTGAATTAACAACAGGAAGACAATTAGATTGTAGAGACACCGTAGGTGGTGTAAAGGCAGTATACTTTGTACAACACGCAGACGCAGGTATAAACGGTCAAAATGGTGGTGCAGGTATTGAACCTGCGTCAGGTACTATTACAGATATTGATTTATCAGGTAGTGGTACAGGTGACGAACTATTTAAGTACGAGTTAGTTAGAGGTACAGCATCATTTACAGAGACTATCACAGGTAGTACAGAAAATGGTACAATATTCTTTGACCAGTCAGTAAACATTAAACTACATAAATTAAGTGTTACAGACAGAAACGAAATAAAACTATTATCACAAAACAGATTAATAATATTTGTAGAGTTAAACCAAATCAATAGTTCAGGTAAAAGAGTTATTGTAGCTTTAGGAGTAGAAAACGGTTTACAATTAAATACAGGTACAAACGTTTCAGGTGCAGCATTAGGAGATATGGCAGGTTCAGATTTGACATTTAGTGGTCAAGAAAGTTACCCTGCAAGTATTGTAGCAGACTATACAAGCGT